GTCATGGTTACCTAGAATAACAATTGTAGGTATTTCAAATCCATTAAAGAAATCAACAAGCATTTGAACTAGCTCCGGTGACATATCTAATTTGCTGTGTACGATATCGCCAGTAACTACAGCAATACTATTCGGTGTGCTAGTACGTGCAATGTAGTCAAACATATTTTTAAATACTTCTCGATATTCTTTATGTCGTTTTAAAGTACGAATATGTATATCTGAAATATGATAAATTTTATCAATTTTATCAATGCCGACATCAATCTTTTTTATGTCCATAACATTCCCATTTTTAAATGCATCAATCCTTCGAAAGTTAAAACGTCGGTATCTGCTAATATATTTGTAATTTTTTCAAAGCCTAATTCTGAGGCATCTTCATTTTTTAATTCAACGAAATAAACATTTAATCCTTCTCCCATAAACCGCTCAGCAATTTGAACAGCATTTTTCAAAGCATCTGCATCTAAGCAAATATAAATGTCTCGTACTCGTTCTTGTATAATTTTCTTTTGCAATGCCGGCTGTATAATTTTTCCAAATAATGGAATAGCATTGCGTTTAATTGCGATTGCATCAAATGAACCTTCGCAAAGTATTATTGGTTGTGCCCAATTGATAAACATTTCAAATCCAATAATGTCTTTTGATATTTTAGGATTTTTATGTTTTTGTTTGTCATTCTTATAAAATGCTCTACTAACAAAATAGTTTAATTGTCCTGCAGAATCATAACTAGGAATAATTATCTTGCCGGCATATTCTCCTGCTTCGCAATATCCAATTCGATATTTAATAATATCAAACACAGTTACTCCGCGCGTTGTTAAATAATGAATTGCATTACGATAATCAGGAGTTTGTTTTTTAATCCAAAGTGGACGATATTCTTCTGGCAATGATAAGATAGTAGTTTTTTCTACAGTAGCATCTGAATTGCGATATCTAGTTGATTCAATTATTCGGCTTAGTTGTTCAAACTTTTCTTTTGATAGATTTAATTGTTTGAATAAAGAACTAATGCTTCTGCCTTTTTTATCAGAAATCCAACAATGCCAAGTATTTTCGCCATTATGATTGGTGTTGATATTAATTTCTAATTTTGGCTTGTAGTGAGATACGAATGGAGAAAAGAAAGCGATATTATCACCTGAGGTAGATTTACCTTTACCTAATACTGATTCTAGTAACTGTAATAACTTAAGATTCTTCATTATTATTAATATAATGAATTTCTAGTTCTTATCCAATTTAATAATATATAATTAATAATATTAGTTATGAACATACATTTCATTACTGTCATAACGATCATTTAAAAATCATTAAAATGAATTTCAAATAATCAATTAATAAAATAAATTTCATTAATTATTCATGAATATAATAAATATTTTTCAGAAATCCAACCTTTATTTAAAAAAAGTTTTAATTGTCTTAGGTTCTTCGCCTTCTCGCAAACATTCCGCGAACCATTCTGCAGGAATATCTTTTTTAGCTACATGTTTAATTCCTAGTTTTAAAGCATAAGCTTCATATGTAGTTTTACTACCTTTTGAAATTTTTTGTGTAGGAGCTTGAAATACCATGCGAATATCTATGCCAGGATTTGATGCTAAAACATGTTTCATTTTAAGGCGATCGATACTAGTCCATCGCCCTTTTGTTTCTATGTACATTATAGTGCCATCTTTTTTTGCGAAAACAAAGTCAGGTGTATACTTTGCTTTACGTTCTGGTACTATATAATTTAATGTTTCTGTCTCATAATTCAAAGGATATTCGAAACTTTTTATCTGATCAGCAACTGTATGTTCTAACCCAGATTTATAACCGTATTTAAGTGCAGCTGCCCGTTTAGAGTTTCCTGAACTGTGATAATGATTCTTTGCCATGTAACTTGTTATTTTAAATATGATTTTGGTTTCCCGTAAATTTGATTATCATATATTGTATTAACTAATTGTATAATATAATCATCAGTCATTGTATAAAATGGAACTGTATATGTTCCATCTGATTTAAATTTAATAATACCTTTTGTAATCAGCAAATTTTTTGTTTTCTGAGGAATATCTTCCCAAACATAATCTATAAAGTCAGAATTATTAAATATTCCTCGTAATGATTTTATATTAAACCCATTAGACAACGCGCCTTCATAGAAACTATGCAAATAGTCAACTGACGTTGAGCTAAAATTTCTAGATAAAAAATAGTTGTATTTTTTAGGATTAGCTATAATAGATTTACCTAATTTACTAGGCGATATTGACGCAGTTACGATTCTCATGATTAAATCACAATACTGTGCGTGTTGCTTTGTTTCTAATTTTGTAGAAAATAAACGTTGTATACCTTCTTCGTCAATATCGAATTTTGATATATATGTAAAAAATTGTGTATAAAATTGTATGCCATTTATTATTAATTTCGCAATGCCCTCTTTTTGAGACAAAATCATATCAATATTAGAGCCATGTTTCTTAACTTCAGGTTTCTTAACATCAGGCTTCTTAACATCGACCTTACCCGTATCACGTTTTACAACGTCAGGCTTAACTGCGTCAACATTTTTTATCTTCGCCGCATCAGGTTCTTTAGAAATTGCCGCATCTAAATCAAATCCTTGATCTTGTTCTATTAAAATTGTTTTCATATTATTTATTCAATTCTTTTTTAAGTTTATCGACAAATTCATTATCTACTACACCATTATTTAAAGCAAGGTTAAATCCATTCTTTATAAAAGTAACCATAGTTGATGTTAAGCCTAGATAATTACCTTGATTTTTTGGATTTTCTAATGCTTTTTTAAGTTTTATATATGTTTTGTATATATCTAATTGTTTTAATTTTAGTGCAGTATCTGTATTAGATAATATTTTTTCAAAATGTGCTAACATTAATTTTTGAACTTTATAAAATTCTAAATTTTGCTTTTCACCATATTTAAATCCGCTCTCTGGAACAATTATTGTTTCGGTGCTTATAGGCTCACTAGGTTTTGGGTTTGTTTCAAGTTTACAGGCCTGAGCAGCACTTCGTATTTCAGCAACTGCATCAGACGGTACCGGGTATGGTACTGTATTAATTGCCATTGATGCATTTCTTGTTAGTTCATCCCATGCTCCAGTTACTGGAATTTTATTTGTTTTTTGATACCATTCGATAACTGATTTAAGTTCGCAATTAAACACTGAATCATCCGGCGTAATAAATCCTAATTCTTTATTAAGATCTAAATCAAAATATATGTATAATTGTTTAACTACATTAGTTTTTTCTCCAAATTTTGCTAAAGTATATGGAGCATGCATTATAGAAGTAACAGGGTCAGCACTTCCTTTACCAGTTTTTTTCCATTGCGATGCATTAATGTTATTCCAATCAAATATCAAAGCACCATCATCTAATGAATATAAATAACCAGTAGTAGTTGGATCAATATTTTTCATCAATGCAGATTGAGATACATATACACATAAAAATTCATATCTAGTAATGATTTTCTCAGCTTTAGCTTTCGCATCTGGTAATACTGGATTTAAATCTGTTGTAACTAACCATACATAACCAGCTTTTTTCATCGGCGTAAAAGATGATGTCAACGAATTTAACATAGTTCGGATATCATTTTTAATCTCGCTAGGAGTATATGAATAGCTTTTCGTTTCCGATCCCGGGGTTTCCATTCGGCCGAATCTTCTAGTAGCTGTTAATACTAATCCGCCTAATTTATTAAAATCATCCTGTTCTGTAGATTTAACGCCTAATAACGATATCACGTCTTGTTTAATAAACGTACGATCTTTATCAGTTAATGCTCGCCATTTTAAATCCAGCTTACCGGCTAGTTCATTAATAACGTTTTTAATTATATTTTCTAGTAATCTACTCATTCGATTTCCATTTATTATAAATATTTACCAATCAACTAATACCATGTTTCCGTTCCACATCATGACATTACCTGAACTAAAATCTAAATCTAAGTCTAAATCTAAGACATTTGTTCGTTGAACATCTTGTTGTAAAGCTCGTAAAAAATTAACTAGTTTTGGATTGGCATTTCTGGCGCCATCATTGTCTAAGAACTCAAATATTGTTACTTCACCACCTTCAGCACGTGCATACGTCGCAAACTGACCCATAAAATCATCTATCATGGATTTTATAGCGTTAGGTAATGGTTCTGCATTTGCCATTATAAACATTGAATTTTTTTCATCAACATAATATACTGGTATAAATGTAGTAAATTCAGCCCAACGGCCTACAATTATTTGTGCAACTTCAAATTCATCTCGTTCTTGTGTTATTTTGAAACAACGGTCTTCGCCATCAATTTCATAAACACGGCCGTTATCACCAGCACCGATATATTTAAATTCTTTACGTTTAATTTTATCAAGCAAACGTTTTAAGTCTGAATCAACTATTTCTAATAATGATTTTAATTTAATCATCTTATCCTTTTACTATATTTTTATCCAAGTCAATTCGAATTAAAAAATTCATATCAACGTCGTTGCGCTTTTTAACAGGTTGTGCTAATTTTCCAATAGCAAGTAACTCGCCAGCATCATTATATAATCCAATTGTAGTTATATATGGTGCAAACGCGCTTCCACTAACAAACGGTAAATATGTTGAATCATCATCTCGTGTTAATGTTAGATTAGTTGACATATTAAAGTCACTAGAATCTAGTTTTGCAATCACACTAAGTTCGTGTATTGTTACGGTACTTTTCCAATATATTTGATTTAAATCATTAACACTATTATCAAATCGGTAATCTGGAGTTGATATTACAGCTATCCCTTGTTTGCTAAAAACATTGCCTATGTGATTAGTTTGCAGAAATGTACCGGAAATTAAATCCGGGGTGGCAAGAGACACTATCGCGGCACCGTCTAGTGACTTATTAAATACCCTAACTTCATCTAGAACTGCTATTAGATTTGAGCTTGTGGGGCTAAAACCGCCTATGTATAGCTTATCCGCGTTATCTATACGAGCAGATGCTGTAAATGGAGACATTGTATTAGTTAATAAAGCTGACGACCCTGATGCGTCTAATATTCCATTAACATATATTTGTAATCCGCTGCCTGATTTTTGACAAACAACGTGATTCCAAGATGTTAATAATTGTGATGATGTAATTTGAGTTTTAAATGTAGTACTACCTGCAGCAGAAAATACAATTTGATTACTACCACTTAATTCAATACGAAATGGATATTGAGGCGTTAAACTACTTGATGCTTTCGTTGCAATTAAATTAGTACTAGCACTAGAGCCAGATATCCAAAAAGCAATTGCATAATCGTGATCTCGATCATAAAATCCGGTTAAATCAGATTCTATATATCCGGCACCATCAAACTTAGCTGCTAATCCAACCGGTAACGATGATACATCTGCATCAGGTACTCCCGGAACATATGTTACGCCCGAACTAATATATTTAATTCGACTTGTATCAAAATATTCATTGAATCCTTCATACCATGTCGGAGTAGGAGCAAATGATCCAGTATTAATATCACCGTCAACTAAGTTCCCATATCGATCTGAAAAAATATTACCAGAATTATGTTTAATTGTTAAAGACTCTAGCTTAATTCCTTCTCCAAATTTTTGTTGCGGTATTGCAAATATAGATGCTGATTGATATAAATGTTTTTTAGTGCGAGTTAAATCAGTAGGCCCATATGTTTTGCTAGGTTCTTTTTTATACTTATAATATAAATGATTGATTGCAAAATATGTTATTGACTGCAAACTACCATCGATATTTGCGGCATCATTATACGTTAATTCAGAACCTAATGCAGGTAATCTATTAATATCTGTATAAATTGCTTGAAGCGGTAACAAGCTACTAGTAGCACTCCCGGATAGCGCAGAAAATGATTTATGTACTTGAAATGGATTGACCATAACATCTGCACTGTCAATTTTTTTAAAAACAGTTGGATATACTCCTACATAATTGTCTTCGTTATTTATTAATCTAGATTCTGCCATATTCAGTAAAAACCCTACTACATTTAATATAAATATAGCAGGGCTTAAATCAGTGTGTTATTTTTAGTAGTCTAACTTAACTCGTATAAGTGCTTCTCTTTGGAAAGATTTTAATAACGGTTGACTCAATTTAGCTACTGCTAATAATTCTTGACGATCATTATATAATCCAACCGTAGTAATATATGTTTTAGGATCTCCGATAAAAGAAGTTTGTGAAAGCTGACCTACACTACCTGTTACATATGAAGGATTATTTGAGAAGTTATATTCTGCATTTTTAATTCTTACAAAATAATGAGTGCTTGTAATTTTTTCTGAATTACGTGCTTGGAATCCATAATAATCACTAGTTTCAGTATTTATAACTAATGATGACCCTGAGATTGAATGATGCATTATAAAATGATTATTTCCTTCAACACTAGAACTTAAATTAGTTTTAAATCCTAATTGTTGATCTAACATTTTACCATCTAATATCAATGTGCCATAGTCTGGATAAACTAGTCCGTAATAAACTGGAGCTGTTGAATTATATACTCCACTATTAATAGACCCAGATACAATGTTATAAACTTTACCTGCTCCAACTAATGTAGCTGGTGCAATAGATGAATCATCAATCAAAGTATATACAACTGAGCCGACTGTTACTGATCCAGTCGCATTTGTTGCCCTAGTATTAATACTAATTAATGGCAATTCAAAATTACCAGCATCTAAACGTTCTTTAACTAAATTACGTTTAAAGTTAACAACATAAATATAATCAGTACTTCCTGAGCCTGCAGTTGTAAATCTTGTATCAGTTGGATTAAGTAAAAGTTGTTTATATTGTGAATAAACTGCTTTACTTGGAGAATCATTAAGTTGTCCTTGTGAATCAGATCCACTTCCTAATGCATGTCCAAATGCTAAAGAGAATTGTGTAGCGGCTCCATCCGTTGTTGGATTAGCTTGCAATACATCAACATAATATCTACGTTGAGATGTTGTTTGACCTGATGAAGTAAAATATGTAGTTAAACTAGCAACATTATCACTCCATAACCCAGCTGTAACAGTTTCTGTTTGATTTGATATAACATCATTCGCCATATCAAATTTAGTAAATGTTCTACCGTTACGAGCTATAATTTGAGATTGTTGCATCTCTGATACCATCTGATTAGCCAATGACTGTGCCAATTGTTGCACCTGATCATTAATAACTGCAGTTGCAGATGTCGCAGGAATACTCGATATAATAGGAATAGCATTTCCAATAGACGAAATAGTTTCACCTGGTATACGTGTAGCCATACCGTGTCTAGGTTGTTGTTTTAATTTGTTGATCAACTTTGTGTTCATAATTTTATTGCCTATTAAATAGTTGCAGTTGTCGCTTTTTTAACTGTTAAATTAATTGTTACACTACCACCCGTTTCGTTTGCTATAATTGTAATAGTTGCAGTTTTATCTTCAATCATCTGAGTTTTAGCAACAACGCGGAATTCAAATCCTGCAACTGCAACACTTTGTGCATCTTCATTATCTCCAATAAAACGAGGAGTAGTTGGGAGTACTGAATTTTGCAACGCTCTAGTTACTTGAATATCTGCTACTGTTGAATCAGATAATATTGCCGTATACCCTAGATTAGCATTACCTCCTTGGAAGTTACTTGTATTAGGGGCAATTGCTGCAGAATCTCCTGGAGCTAACAATGTAATAGTTGTATTACCAACTGTAATCACAGGAATATTAGTTGTTTGTTTAGGTAATGTAATAAGTTTATATTTTAAAGCCTGTGTTTCATCCGGAATTGCTTCAGTAATAGGCATATTTTCAATGATAGTACCGTAATAGTTAGTTCCTAGTGGATGATCTGGATTCCATAATGAGTAATCAACTTCATCATCTCCTACTGCAAATTGCGTAATATTAAACGCATTCCCGCCTTTTGCTAGCAGTTCACGTCCTTTTAATGTTAATATAGCGTCAATCGTAACGCTCGTATTATCTAAATATCCCATATTGTTTTAACCTTATTTAATATAAATATACAATGTATCAATTTTAGGTGTTAAACTAAAACGAAACTTCCTTGTTCATTTGCTTGTTGATAAATCAATTGATTTGCATTAGCAGTTCTCCATTCGACAACCGGCTTACCATCTATCGTATCCGTAGAATTAATATTAAATGCTGGTGAAGACATTTTAGTACCATTATAACGATGATTTGCAATGCCGCGCGGTGCATAATCTTGAACTTCAGCATAACTACCTGTTAAATGATAATACAAACTAGCATACGTGCTACTGCCGTATGTTCCACCTCCATAAACAGCTCCAGGATATGGTAATGATTCATATGAGACCGCGCCTGAAACAAATCTAAATTCTGATGCAACACTTGATATTACGGCCGGAAAAATTGCTTCACTTAACCAATACGGAGAAGATGCAGTAATCCAACCACTACCAGAATGTAATAAGTAGTTATGTGAATACAGAGTTCCGTCATATTTATCCGCAGTTGATGCTGTTAAATACATTTGCCATTGATTATCATCTTCCGCGGAAAGACTTAATATACTACCATCAATTGCTCCTAGGTATTGTAAATAATTACCTGAAGCTGTTGGGTGTACATTGACAATTTCAACAGAATAACTAGAATCTAAATTTGACACTTTAGGGAGTATCGTCGCTTTGCTACGTTCTAATAAATTTGGTTGAATTAATATACCAGTTAATTTATCGGTTCGTGCTGGTAATAATTGTTCTAATTGTTTGAAGAACGACATATCAAACAATGTAAACATATTAATATATGCATTGATATCATTTCGTTCACTATATTTTTTCCAATATCCTTGTGCAACTTGTATCAGCTCTGGATATGAATTTGAATTAACTAATCCTGGATCTCCGATATAATCATCTAAGCTAATATCTCCGTATTGAGCTATAATATCTTCATCAATCATTGTTTGTGGAGAAAAATATACTCCTAATTTTTTACTATCTAATGGAGCTAAATCAAATTGGCTGCGTTCTGCTCTAGTTTTTACGTCTAATGATCCAACTAAATTATTTGATTCTAAACGTATTTTATTGTCATCGTATGTTCCTGCTCCTAAAGACGGAGCATCATAATAATACATTTCTTCAATTGAATCATATGGTGTAGCAGTCGACCAACTTGAAAAGCTAGCGCTTATCGTCGATGTTGCTGGCTGAACTCCAACCAATGAGCCAGTTAATGTATGATTGATTTTTTGTGTTAATGGTAATCGGAATAATAGTTCAGTATATGGATCTCCGCTATCATATGCTGCAGGAGCTTTGACATGATTATCAAAATAATCTCCGGATACGATAACATTCCATAATCTTAATTCTTGCAGTTGACCTTTTAATCTAGATGCACCCGTACTAGTAGATCCCAATGTTATTGACCCAGATGTTGAAATCGATCCTGCTGCTGATGCAGATACCGCTGCTACAATCTTTCCGTATTTAGATCTTTTTGCAATAACATTTAAATTCGAACCAGTATAAAATAATAAGGCACTCATCCAACCGCCATCAAACATTTCAATATTTGCAGAGCCCGTTCCATTAATTTGTATTTTACCTAGTGTACCAGACGAGAAATTCAAAGTAACTGCGTTTGATCCTATATTAAACAAGTTCATTGTACTAGGAATCGTTGGATTTGTTATAACACTATCTGTTCTAAAACGAAGTTCAATAGCTTGTACAGAACCAGTATAATTTACAGTTACAGTTCCTGCAGCATTATTAATCAAATCTAATGCATAATCGAAATTTAACTTTTCATAGATCGGTGTTCTATCTAAACGAGGTCCTCCATATTCATTGATTGATATCATTGATTGTGGAATACCATAACATGACAATAATGCCTGCACACTACGTTTAGTTCCTTTAGATTTTAATAGTAACGGCAAGTTGTTTACAATACGACGCCAAACTGCATAAGTCATATCGCGTCCCGGTACACTTGGGTCTCCTACTGTATTTGACCCTGTTAATGGTATCCCTACTTCTGAAGTTCCTAGTGCATATTGCCAAAGATCTTGATATTGATTACCATCCGTTAAATTCCATCCAAATTGTTTAGCTACAGAATATAATAATTCATTTGGCATACCTAACTTAGGATTTTCTTCACGTTTGTTAATCTTAGTCATTTCATTGATATATGTATAAAGTATATCATAATGATGTCCTAACATATTAACAAAGGTAGTAACTCCTTCATTTGTAGTATCATATTTTATATGTTCCGGCAACGCATTTCGCAATGCATTATAATTGAATGTATCATATAGTGAAGCCGATTCATACAAATTACTATACCAATTTTGGAACGTTGTACTAGTAGTAGATGTTAACGTATATGGTACTGTAGAATTAGTTTTAGGTACGGGCATTATATAACTGCCAGTTAATCTAGCAACTGTCGGAGATTCGTGCGGAATTGGATATGTAGATAATATTGATGATGATTGATAGTATAAATAACGCTCAAATTCATCAAATCCTCCTATTAAGTTTGTACTATTAGTTGAATAATCAGTAGCATTTGTTGTTGCAACACTTCCTGATAATTGTGATACAGCTATACTTTGTGATGCATAAAATTCTAATAGTTCTAATTTATATTTAAAATTCTCCAATCTTTCAGTAGCAGAACTATAAAATACGAAATTATTAAAATCTGAATAATCAATATTTAATTTCATTCCGGCTAAACTGCCAGAAAAATATGAATCAACAATTTGCTGCGAAGTCTGTACAGATGATCCTAATAAATCGTTCCACGCTTTTAACCCAGTATCAGTTGATGTATTATATGTAGCATTTGCGTTCCAATTTGGATTAGCTAATGTTTTAAATTGAGTTTGTAATGTTAATGGAGTAATTGCTACTTTATCTAGGTACGGAGATTTTAATTCTTCAACGATCCAACATTTAAAATCTATATCAAATTCAATTGGTAATGGATCTTGCAATTTAATATATACATAATCTCCAATTACTACACTATTAACAAATAGAAACGTTTGATTTCTACTAAAATTTAATACATATGATTTATGCCATTCAGCAGTTGTATGATTAACTGTATTAATATATGTTGTTAATTGCTGTAAAAATTCTGGATTATTATCATCAATCGCTCGAAGTCGTATTTCAGTACGGTCCGGAGATATATCATCTATTCTAAGATGTTGTAAATCGTAACTACCAATTAAATTTTTAAAAAAGTTAACAACGATGTTAAACTCGCCTGAAGTAAGATTTAATTGATCAAACTCATTATACAAATCTATTGCAATTGGTGAATTAGGTATACGTATTTTTTTCTTAGTTACAGCATCTGTATATTCTGGTATTTTAGATCTTTGTTGTACACGATGATTACCCGTTATCCAAGTATCATTTATATACATATGCAATTCTAATTGAATATCAGAAGTGTTGCGCGTGCGGATCGGGAATACTTTAGATTCTGCATTATAACTAAATAAATCTGTTTTTGACTTCGATATTCTAGAAGCTGTCACTGATTTTGTAGCAGAATTAATTTGTTCGATATTTTTATATTGTGTTATCATTTATCAAATTTCCTGATTCCATTCATCAACATTTTTACTTGCGTCCGTAATTACCATATATGTTTGTTCCGAAATTATTGAATGTTGTTCAGCTTGCCCAGCATATGCACCTACGCTAAAAGTATCTCCAATTTCAAATTCCGAATTCAAAATTATTTCATTGATAAATAAGTTTTGAGTTTCTCCTGGAGCAATTGCTCCGAAAACATATTCTTCTCCTGGAACTGCTCGACCATTTGCATATGTTTCGTTTCCTTCATTACCAGTACCTGTAATCTGTACAGGTCTATAATATCGATCAAGCGTTTTATTCGGTCCGTTTCGCATTATGGTAAAATATGCTGTTCCGTAACCTCCTAAATCATCTGATGAAAATCTATGTGATAATTTAACTCGTATACGAAGATTAGCACCAGAATTTTTAATTTCTTTCGTAATGTAATATGAATTTGTTACAGTTTGAGGGACTCCGTCTACAACTTCATCCATTAGTATGCCAGAAGGTTCTCCGCCAGCATTAATAACTCGATTCTCACTAGGTTTATATCGAGCATATATTAAATCAAATTCAGATCCAGTTAAATCAAAAGTAGCTGAGCCCGTTGTAGTTGCTTTAACTTGTACTGGGAATTTATAATATTCAAATCTAGTATCTAATACGCGTAATGCAGATTTAGTTGTAATACGCTCAGTAACTGAATCAATAATTAATAACGGATTATTAGTTGCCCCTTCACTCAATTGAATATTACCAGCCTCATCGCGAGGAATAATATTCGTATCATTTGAAATATATGTTATTCCATCTTGTTGATAGCGAGCTTGTTGATCTAATGAAATCGGATCGAATTTTTTGAAAGTACGATTTGTATTTGAACTTAATTTATCTGCCATTATCTAACTACTTTAAAATAAATTTGGTCGTCAATGTACTGTTCTGTAAATCCATTTTTGATTTTTAATTCTAAACGGTAATAACGCTCTGGCATAAATCCGTTCATATCTAAATAGATAAAATTACTAGTACTATCACAACTAACTTTATTATAAATATCATCGTACGGAATTATAGCTTCATCTGTAGCTGCATCATATACTGCATAATATGTAGTAGTTGGTAAATATTTAACTGTTTGTTCTGGGAATAAATTCGACGGCGATTTTTGCGGGAACTTATCTCGAGAATAAATTCTTAATTTAGTTATCTCAGTATCTTTATAAGCCGGTTTAACCTTGGTATAAATTACAAATGACTCTAAATCAACAGATGCTAGCGAACCCGTTGTAAAAGTGCTGTTATCCCAATACATCGTTAATCTAGGCACATAGATTGTATGTGTATCTCGACTAAAATAACTTATATATCCTTGCACATTATCATTAGCTTCGTCTGCATCTGATAATTGTAATAAAAATCCGTAATTAGGAATTGTCGCACCACCACTGCCACTCATCCAAATTTTTACAGAATCAGTAACATCGATATTAAGGTCTGTTGTACGATAAGAAAATGACTCAGATGTAATTAATCCTGCAGCACTTCCCGATCCTGACTGAAACATCCACGAACCACCGTTACCCGAACCCGATGCATATAATGTACTAGTTCCGATTTGATATTGCTGACTCGACGATATCCACGCAGACCCACTTTGTGGCCCGTCCCAAGAAGCACCGTCTGTTGTTAGTGCAGATACGTTACCAGTACCATTAATCCAATCTTGTGCTACTAATTTTGAATAAATTGAATATTCGGATGGTAGATTTTTTGCATGTGATGTGTATAATTGTAATACAAATTTACAATCATTTACGGTTTTTCCATACGTTGCTAACGATGCTGAAATTTCGGACATATCAAATTTGACTATTCCTCGAGATTTTAATAAAGTAGACCCTTCAGTATTTAAACGTTTTCCGATTTCTATAATTTCATCTAATCCCGTATTATACGTTGGGTATGCCTCATACAATGTCGTATCTTTTTCAGCATAAAATATTCTAAACATTTATTTTTCCTTAATAATTTACAACACGGCCTTTAATATCCTGATTTGGAAATTTAATTTCAAAAATACTAGGATCTAGTGATGGGTAAACTACCCCATTCTTAGTCGCAGAACTTAAGTCATAAACATTTCCAGAATATCCGAACGCAGAGTTGAATAAATTTGATAATGTAACGTTAACTACAGATTGAACTCCACTAACATTAGCTAATGTAGTAGTAATATCTGATTTAATTATAGGTTGATTTATTTGCCATTTATCAATATCAAACAATGATTTTAATGCATTAATACAACGCAATAAAACTTCGTTACTATTATAATTAGGTAATACAGAAATTTCAAAATCTAATCCTATATTAATAATAAAAGCGTCTTTGATATTAACTGCATCTGTTAAAATTCTATAATGATCTAAATATGTTTTTAAATTTTCTTTAACTGCTTGATTTAACTCAACCAATTGTTTAGTTTCATTAAATCCTAGAATATACATATTCATGGCTAACGGATTAGCAATTCTAGTTTCTTGATAATCTTGTTGAGAGAGTTGATCATCAGGAACAATATATGCTTTTGCAACGCTACCATATTTAGCTGGCATAGAATAAGCACGTATTATATAATCTTCGCGCGTTACTAATCTATTTTGAGTAGCAAAATTTGCTAATGCATTATTTTTTATATCTTGAACTGTATCTGCTGTCTTAGCTCCATTTGCAGCAGTCGCATTATTTGCAGCTAAAGTAGTTTTTACAAAGTTAACAGTGCCAGCATTAATATTAGCATTGATATCTTCATTATATTCAACGAAGTTAATCTCAGTTAATACATTTGGACCGACATTATCAGAAACACCATTTCCGATTGTATATGTTACGGTAAGTGTTGTATTTGATGGAGCTTGACCATATGTTCTAGTATATAAAAAATTAGATGGATCTATATCAATATCAATTGATCGTCTAAATCCAGCTAAACCGTTTCCTACATTATCTGGATTTGGTACAATTTCTTCATCATTGTTGTCAGATATCCCTGCTCCGAATTGTAATTCTAATTTACCATCACTTCGCAATCTCGTTATGTAACGTTTTGCTGTTTTTTTCATTTTAAGCAAACTAGGAGAAGATGATCTATACAGATATAAATCCGGGTCATTTTCTGCTAAATTAGGAACGTCTTCAAATATAGTATCTTGAGCTAGATATGGAACTCGATACCAATTATCTCCATCTGATTCTGTTACAGAAATTACTTCGATAATATTAGTATCAGGTAAAACTAATTTATCATACGCAACCGGACTAGAAAATGTATATGATGATTTTTTAATTGTTCCAGATACGCCTTTAACTTGTTTTTTCAATAAATAATATGTTGGCAATTTAGTTGTCGGATTGCTTTCATATATAGTAACTTCGGTAGGATTTGCAGAAGATGAATATGAAAAATCTACACTGTCTAACGTTCTAAAAACAGCTGTTCCATTATTTTGTTTAATCTGCATTCCTGATTTAATTGATAATGCATAATTAAAATCAGGTTGTACTGCTGAGCCCGTTCCAATTGCTGGGACTAATTGAAAAACGTCTAACATAACATATGCAGGAACAACATTATTCGGAGTATATCCTAACATGTTAGCTAGATCATATATATTACTTTTTTCAGATGCTTGATCTAATAAAGATTCTTTGAGATTGTTATCTGTATAATATGATAATACGTCCCCTACATATGCTGCTAGCTCTAAAAATATCATCCCTGGAGATGATTCGTTAAAATCTGCATATGTATTCGGAAAGTATTGTTTAGTAAAATCAATTAGATTTTGTCTAAATTGTCCAAAGTCTTTACCTAGATATGATATATTTTTTTTAGTTTCCATAGTTTAACTTAAAATTATTTGATTATCGCTAGCAAAAATAGTAATAGTGTTGTTTTCTTGCTCAGTTAATGTTCCTTGTATTCCGAATGATACTACAACTTTAACATTATATAAAAGAAGCGGATCTTCTACTGCAGTTATAACGTCAATATCATTAATTTGTATATATGGTAACCATTCATTAACAGGTTGTGTTATTATGTTATCAATTTCTTGTTTAAGCAAATCATCAATTGGTTGAAATAATATCCTAGGTAAATCTGTTCCGTATGATGGGTGCATAATTCGTTCACCCTTAGCTGTTAATAGCAAATTTTTAAGATTGCTTACAGCTTGATCAACTGTAGTAAATGTTGATGAAAAAATGCCACCTGGTCCATTAAAAGGAAAATTAATTCCAATTGCATTGTTAGGATTTTCATTATTTATTTCATTAATACTTACTATTTTATAAGCCATTATCTGCCTTTCTTAGCATCCATCGCTTTCATTAAAGCTGAATAATCTCTTGTTAATGCTTGTTGAACTTCTGGAGCAACTTCATATGTTTTGCCAGTTTCTGGATCTTCCATTACTTGTGGAGCTGATGGAGCTATTCCCATAGCTTCTTTCATATTTTGACGCATCATTCCAAAACCTTGTGCATTTGCTGAAGTCATACGAATTTCATCCATTCCTTCATTCATTGCTTCTTTGAAATTATTCATAACTAATGGTTGTGACTCAACAAGAGGGTCAGTATCATTTAACACAGATGCCCATCGATTATCTTCAAACATTGGTCGACGTTGTTTCGAAACAGGTTGTCCTGCAGATCTGTTAACTTGCTTTTTAGGAGCAGGTTTTGCTTGAGTCATTTCATTTATAGTAGATTGTAACCCTTCACGCAGAATCTCAGTTAATTCTTCTTTTACAACCTCACGTACGGCTGATTTTAGTGCTTTTAAAAGTATTTTATAGTCCATAGTACTTATTTTATTATAAATATTGTAGTTATTAATTTACGGGCTGTCCCCATCCGGCTTGCGTTTTCGGTCCGTATATCTGATATGTTGTTGTATTAATATAATAATCATCAACTTTACCTAAACTAGTATTAGGAGCAGTTGTTCCTCTAAATACATCACTCGGAGCTTCTATTAAATTGTCAACTACGTTTAATTGATTTTCTAGTAAGTCTGAAATAACATTAAATCTATTATCGATGTCATCATCTGATACATTGTATACATTATAAAACTCTGACGGGTATTGTCCTACTAAATTAGATTGCTCAATAATATCAGCTACTTCAACTGATGTCTCAAAAATTTCTGTGTTACAAATAGATCCTAATTTAGTTAAAACGTCAGCAATTATTGAATTAATGTAATTTGATATTGTTTGCGTTCCTGATATTATAGCAGTTAAACATATAACCGCAGACGCACAATTATCAATTATTTTAGAAAATATATTAATTAATTCTGTTACAGGACCTGTAGGCACACCTGGAGCTGCTGGTATTGCTAATTGTAATAATTTTGCTGCGCGTGCAGCTAGTGCTACTTTTTGAATTATATTCGCAATACGATTCGTATTATTTAATATTGAATTTAATCTCGCAATCGATTGCTGCAATGATTGTAATTCAGATTTAATTTTTTTAACATTAGGATCTGAACATATAACTGATGCATCTAAGTTTAAGCTATCAATTGAAATTTTATTAGCTAAGCTAGAAAGTAAATTAACTTGAGTTGATATCAATGGAACTATAGTTCCCACAATCTTAGCTGGTAGTTGAGTCCCTATTGCCATTATCTATTTCTCCATTGGTCTATTTCAATTGTTTTACTTTTTAACTTAGATAAATCAATTGATGCTAGTGCTTGATTGATCGGAGTACTAATTGCACCTGACGAATCAACAAACCCTGATTGTATTACTTGTATTATTTTTTGTATTGCATCAACAGTTGCAGTCGATTGCAACATTGGCTCATATGGGCCGGCACCTATTTTTACTCTAGGAGCTAATAATTCAATACCTTTTTGCGAGTCTAATGCTACAATGTCTGTTTTAGCTGTTAATATAATTCGATCAGCAGTACCAATAAATTGCGACTGATTATACGCTGATTCAGATCGACCGATATGCAATTTATTGTTTAAAACTAAATTAGTAATCTGCTGTGTACTTGTTAAATAAAGTGATGATTTATCTAAATCAATTTGCTCAACAATATATGAATCTTTTTTATTTGTTTTTCCGTTTGATAGAATTATAATCGGATCACTATTTGTTTTGCCTGACCAGCTAGGTTGAACTGAATAAGAACCTCCTTGCACGGTACTAGTTAAACGAATACTATTTCCAAATCGACCTTCAATCATTACATCACCTTCGAATGGCTGTAATACAGAAACTTCTTTTTCTTGAAATGATGATTTAGGAACGTACGGCGTATTTGATGGAGCAACTCCTTTTAGTAAATTAGCATTAATATCAGAATGTAGTGAGAATGATGAAACATAATACCACTGCGGATATATTGTTTGTGAATTATTTTCAGCTGATATTCCTTGCACTATTAAAACGTGCTCTCCTACTAATGGAATTTGT